CCAACACTATGAGGGCATTCCATTTCTGAAACCGAGAAGTTTTCCGTCAGCAAGGATTGCGTCATATCCTTCGTCGTAAGCCTTAAGTGCATATTCGATAGAATCTCTTGGGATCTCGTCTGCGCTTATCAGCGGCGAGAATCTATATCCGAACAACTTATCACACAAGAGCCAAAGGGCCGAGTTAAGATAATTCTCTTCGCTGTTGTCGCCCCGAAAGAATACCGGTTCTTCTTGCTTAAGCACTTCAAGTTTCCTACTGTATAGCTTCATTTCGTCACCTCCTCCAATGTAGTCTCGAAATACTCACACGCTTTGAAAGCGTCCCTTAAGGTCCATTCAACTTTTCCGTTAAGCCGATAACTGATTGTGCTTCGGTTCACTCCCAGGTAATCGGCAAGACCTTCCTGCGTCTCTCCCCTCTGTTTGATGCTCCACCGGATAAAATCGTTGAAGTGTCGCATCTTTAGTCCGATTGTGTCGCAACTTGTTCTCATGGTGTCCTCGCAAGCTACTTAATCGGCAAAAAAAATCTGCTCAATGCGGTCTCCGGTAAGGTCGTATCTTGCCTTGATAACGGAGATTTCTCCCTGGGTAAAGTCAGCATTATTCTCGTTCATTTTGCGGGATAATGTCTGTCTTGTAATTCCCAACGCTTTCGCAAGGTCTTCTCCGGTGTCATTATGCCGGAGCATTTCAATTTTCAACTCAGCTTTGTTCATTGTTCTCCTCTCTGGAAGGCTGTCCTTCCGTGTTTTATTGCCGTGTCTTTGTGGGACACTCATAAGATACCACAATATATTGTGCCCTGTCAAGACACATTTTATTATTTTTTTGTCTTTGTGTCTTTTAAAGCTTCCTTTTTGCGTTTTTTATGTTAAAATGAGGGCGAAGGGAGAACTGCTATTATGGAAAATATTATGGGAAAGAGGATTCATCAAAAGCGAATTGAAAAAAATATGACAATGGAAAGCCTTGCAAACCATTTGGGAGTCGGTAAGTCTGCCGTAAATAAATGGGAAAAAGGGCACATCACGAACATTAAGAGAGATACGATAGACAAAATGGCTCGGTTGTTTGATTGTTCTCCTGCTTGGCTTATGGGATATTCTGAAGAATTACCGGAGCCGGATCTCGCCGTATATGATGCAGATATGCAATACGTTATTGAAAGGTTTCAGCGAGCTGACGATAGAACAAAGCTGATTATTAAAGAAATACTGGATTTAAAATGAAAGGAGTGATCACTATGTTTGGAAAGAAAAGAAAAGAAACACCTAAAAAGACTGCTGCCGCACCCTTAAAGGAATATTCTTTTACCCAGTCAGAACATTTTAAAGGCTTTAAGAAGTGCTCACTAACTGTTTATGGAATAGCCGAGTTCCCTGACAAGGTTCCTGTAACGGAAGGAAAGCAAATCAAGTTCAAAGAAGTTAGGAGCATACAAGGATCTTCTTGGAAGGTTTATCTGGGATCTAAACATATTGGATCTCTTTTTGATTCTGCAGCACAACCATTTAACGATGACAAGGTAGATGCTGTTTACTTGAAATATGATAATGAGATCGTTAACGGAGAAGAGCGCATAAGGCCGCACTTATTCATTCATTTTAAAGTGTAATAAACCTTAATTATACAAAGAGGAAACGCTATGAATATCACGAAACTACCTTCCGGCTCCTACCGCATCCGCGAGACAGTAAAAGGAAAAACATACTCCGTGACGGTAGATCATAAGCCAAAAGACCGAGAAGCACACCTTCTTCTTGCGGAGAAAATGAAGGAAGTTCGCGTATCTCCGTCTATGCCACTTAAAACCGCTTGCAAGGCTTACATTGAGTCTAAATCGAATATTTTATCGCCTTCATCAATTCGGGGCTATATGGGGCAAATAAGAGCCATATCGGAAAAGTTATCAGCGACTCCTATAAACATGATAACAACGGCAATGTTACAAACGGAAGTAAACGAGTTCTCCCTGAAGCACTCCCCAAAGACCGTTTCTAATCAATACGGCTTCATTGTGTCCGTTCTGAAGTTCTACGGCATCACTCCCGGAAAAGTAACCTTACCGCAAAAGGAAAAGAAGACGCCATATATTCCAACCGAAGAAGAAGTACACAAGATTTTCGCATACGTCAAAGACTCCCCGTATGAGATCCCGATTCTTCTCTCGGCCATGAGCTTACGGAGATCCGAGATCCTTGCCCTCACGATTGACGATCTGATGGAAGACAACCGACTTATCATCAATAAGGCAAAAGTCCAAAATGAAAACAAAGAATGGGTTATTAAGCCCACAAAGACGACTGACTCCACTCGGAGCATAGTTATCCCCGACTACATTGCAAACAAGATCAGGCAGCAGGGTTATGTCTTCAATGGCTTTCCGGGGCAAATCTATAAACACCTCATAGATGCTCAAAATGCTCTCGGAATACCGCACTTCTCACTCCATAAGATGCGTCACTTCTTCGCCAGCTATATGCACAAGCTCGGATATTCTGACAAACAGATTCAAGAAGCCGGTGGCTGGAAGACCACTCAAATTCTCGATACAGTCTACAAGCACGCAATGGATCTCGAGGAAGCGAAGCGGAGTATGTCAACAAACATTGAGGGGCTTTTATAACTCTCAAAGATTTGTCACGTGACAAAAAATATTATAAATTGCCCTTAATTATGTGAATTTAATTGAATAAAAATCCGATAAAAAAACACCCCGTAGCATTGATAACTACGGGGTTTGTTGATAATTCAATGTTTTTTAACTTTTAGCCGATAACAAGTCCGATTCCCGTCATCAGCTTTCTATAAACCCGATATTTCGGGCTTTTTTTATTTTTTGCCTTGTCACGTGACAAAAATTATTTTTCGTTCTTCTTGTTTTTCTGATAACCTATGCTGCTTATCCCCAGGATCGCCGACAGGAAAGCATTCACAGCAACGATTGAAGCGGTTATCTCATTCCCATAAGGGAGTCCCCATATCCGGAAGATCGTCTGCACAAGAATAGCAAGTGCCGGAAGGAATAACATCGCCACCCAGCGAAGTACATCGTAGAGCTTATTGGGAAGTGTAATAAACATTATAGTATACCTCTCTTTCTTTTTCAAACTGCGGGTTTATGGTTAGGTAAATGAATCAGATCCTCTTTCCTTGCATCGAGGACCGCATTCGCACCTACTAAAGAATGATAAGCGTTATACTGATTTATCCAATCGTCAAGGTAGATAGGTTCAATATAACCTTGTGCCATATAGGAGTCGTACTGATTCAGGAGCTGACTCCTCATCTGCGCTTTTTGTGCCTTTTGTAGTATTTCAATGTTGTTGATAGCCTTCATGACGGTTTTAAAAAGGAACACTACCATCGTGAAAACTCCGGGAACCCCGAACAATGCAAGCCAACCTACCACTTCTCTTAATTCCTCTGCCATTCTTCTCATTTACCTCATTTCATAAGTTCTGTCCATGTGAGCTTACCAACGATACCGTCCGCAACAAGGTTTTTATTATCCTGGAAAGCAATCACAGCATTTTTCGTGTTGTTTCCGAATATTCCGTCAACGCTCACACCGAGCTTGCGTTGGGCTATCTTAACATATTCGCCTGTGGAGCCGTATTGAATTGTTTTGAAGAATGTTTTTACGCCGACTGGACTACCGCTCCGCTGATCCCAACGTGCTTTAGGATCGTCTCTTGTATCTATGTGAGTGAATCCTTTGTAAAGACCGATACCACCCATTCCCATAGCTTCGGCTGTCATGGCGACTTCTAACGGGCTTCCGTTTCTGCACACTATATCGGCAGCTTTGCCTTTAACGTGCTGTGAATTTACAGAAGCTCCGGGGATAGAAGCATTGTATTTGGGATCACGATACCCCGAATTAACTGTCGTGCTTCCGTATAAGTCTCTTTCCCTCTGCATATAACGGACAAGGTTTCCGTCAATAAGGATTTCATCTGAGCCATCATGACAAGCAAACTCTTTCACCTTAAAGTTTGAGGGCTTTCCGTCAATAGTAAATGTTAAGTCGCCCTGTTTGGCTTTGGAGTAATGTTCTACTCCGTTTGAAACTTCAATGTAATCGCTCATAGGTTTACTGTCCTTTTCGCATAATTTAAGCCATTCGGTTCGTTCTCCATAGAATACGTCGCAATCAAGGTTACCGCCGTACCCGTCAAGTCTACCTACGGAAGTCCATT